TGTTGTTTCACCCGCTCCTGGTTTAATTACTGCTAAAATTGCTACTGGTACATTTTCAACAGAAACCTCAATTCCAGATCCAAGAACATATGTTATTGATGGAAATACTGTAATTGGTGGGAAACCAGATGAGTTTGATATTCCTGGTACTGGTGTTATTTTCCAGTCTGATGATAGAAACACACCAGGAACTATCAATATGAATGCAGTAACTGTTGGTGCTGGTGAAACATTTTCTCAAATTACTATTAATTTGGCTGCTCCTGGCGGTGGCGGTGCTGATAGTGGCAATGATGGTAGTGATGGTGGTTATGCATATGCTACTTTCAATTGGAAAGGAACAAATCGAACTATTTATGCATATGGTGGAGGTGGTGGTCAAAGAGGAAGTAATGGTGGTGATGGAGGTTCTGGCGGAACAGTTCTTATTCCTCAAGTTTTGATTGATGATCCAGACTTTGCTTATAGTAGTAGCAATGGTTTAGATGGCGGTGATGGTGGCGGAACAGGTACTGATAGTTCTAATGTTTCAGGTGGCGGTACAGCTAATGCTGCTGGAACGGGTGGTGATGGTAAATCTGAAGCATCTACATCATCTACCACTGGAAATTGGGAAGAATTCGACACTAATGGCACATGGACCGCCCCTACCCCAGGATCTGGTGAAACTGGTAGAACAATTTTATTTGAACTCGCTGGAGGCGGTGGTGCTGGCGGTAATGCTAATGGAAACTCTGGATGTAACAATAGCGCAAATGGTGGCAGTGGAAACGGTGGTGCATTAATTACTGGTAGTTTTAATATTTTGCCAAATAGTATTGGATATACTATTGGTAGAGGTGGAAATGCTGGATTTAATGATATAGACGGATTTGAGGATGGAACTGGTTATGAAGCTAGCTCAACCACTGGCGGCGGTGGTGCTGCTGTAGGTGGTAACGGCGGACAGGGTGCATGGGGTAATGGTGCAACTGCTGGTTCTGGTGGTGGTGCTTCTGGTATGTACTTCAACGGCGGTAATGCTATCGTTGGCGCTGGTGGTGGTGGTGGCGGCGGCGGATCAGGTGGCGGTTTCAATGGTGGTGGCACTACCGATGGATGCTATGCTGGTGGTAATGCTGCTGGAGCAGATACTAATTTGCATAGTCAAAGTAGTGCGTTAGATTTTAATAATGGTGGTGATGGATCTTCATCTGGTTGTACCTCTGGTGGAGGCGGTGGAGGCGGAGCTGGTTGTGGTCCTGCTTCTATCTCTAGTGGCGGTACTGCTGGTCAAGCAGGTGTTGGTCACAATGGAAATGGTGGTGGAACAGGCGGAGACAGGGGAGATTCTGCATATAGAAGTGATTATGTAACTGCAACTTTTGACACCGACACCGCTGGTAATGGTGGTGGTCCTGGAAGTGATGGTGGAGATGGATATTTTAGAGTAAGAGTTGATACACAGACTCTCTCTTATGGATCTCCTGGAGGCGGCGGCGGTCAAGGAGGACGAGTTAATTTTGATCTTGTCGGACAGAATGTTTCTGTTGTTGTTGGTCTTCAAAATAGAGGTAGTGGTGGTGGAGATGGTACTGATGGCGAAAATGGATCTATTTCGGTAACATATTATGGATCAGAAGGTGGAGAAACAGTTACTGGTGAATTTACTGAACCAGCTGGTAAATTTTATGAAGGAAATCCCCCAGGTGGATCTGCATTTGATGGTAATGTTTGGTTATCATCAACTGCGGATGGAGATAGTGAAACAACGGCACTAACGCCAGTCAATCCTGGAACTGGTACTGGAAATGCCTCTGGATTTTCTTTCCCATCGGGTAGTGGCGCTCCAAGTTATAATGGATTAGCAACAAAATATATTCCTTTCAGTGGTCCTGGCACTAGAGAATATGTTGTTGGTCCGATAAACATGTCAAATGTTGAGCAAATAAAATTCTCTATTATTAGAGGTAGTAATTTCAATGGTGGCGAACAACCAGATGAATCAGTTATTGCTTACTGGAGGCAACAAGGTAGCACAACTACTAATCTATTAGAAACTATCATGGAAGGTAATGATCCCGCTGCTGGTTGGACGGAAAAAGTAATTAATATTCCAGAAGGAGCAGATATTAAACAGGGTAATATTGAACTAATTTTGAGACAGACCAGATCTGCTGGAATTGGTGATAATGCTACTAATAATAATGATAACTATGGAATATCTGCTATTCAATTTGTTTATGAAGAAGTAACTACACAAGTATTCACACCATCAGATGGAAATACGATTTCAGATGTCGATTCTGTTACCGAAACCGTAACTGCACTGGATGCTGGATTGATTTCTGGTGATGGTCAATTTGTTATGAGTTCTTCTACTCCAATCTCAACAACTGCATTAGTCGCTCCAGAAAATGATATTCCACTTATCACTAAATATCACAGAGTAAAATATTTGATCAAAGCATTATAATATGAACCCAGAACATGATTTTATATTTCCCCTGGATCAAATGCAAGGGGAATTTGATGATTTTATTGGAATTTGGAAAAACTTCTTTCCAGCACAGTTATGTGAGCAAGCAATCGGTAAAATTGATAAGGTTTTTGAAAATTCTGCTGTTGTGAATTCTGAGACAGGAAAGAAACAATTCAAATCAGGCAAAATGAGTAGGCATGATTTTGCTTGTGTCTTGAATGACTATGATGTAAAATTGTCAAATGCTGTCAATGATTATTTGAAATGTTGTCTTGCATCATACTGTAGGGAATATGATCAACTATTGAGTGTCAAGTTGATGTCTTATGCTGTCAAAGCACAAAGAACTCCTCCTGGTGGAGGTTATCACGAATGGCACTATGAAAATGCATCATATATGAGTAGTAATCGTGAATTGGTATGGACAATTTATTTGAATGATATGCCAGAAGGTGAAGCAGAAACAGAATTCTTATATCAAAGGCGTAGAATTAGACCACAAAGAGGAATGGTTTGTGTTTTCCCTGCAGGAATGACACATGTTCATAAAGGCAATACTGTATTTACAGAAGATAAATATATCTTGACAGGATGGGCTCATAAAGTACAATGACATCAGAATTTGCTTCAACACAATCCGTAGCTTTGTATGTGAATGCAACTACTAGAGAAATTCAACGTGATGGCGTCACTAAGAGTATTCGTGATGACTATTGGACTGCGGAGATTGTTCCTATTCTTTACCCTGTTTGGGATTCTGATAGAGATAAATTAGAGAGTTTCATCCACTTCAAGGATGGATCATCTAAAATGCTGAAGAATAAGTATCAGCGTAATCAAAGAACAGGTGAGTACAAGTGGGTATCTTATGAGTTCAACCTAAGTGTATTTCCAGAGAATGAAGTTGTTGGATTATATACTGCACTGAACGAGAAATATACAAATTATCGTGATATTGAAGATTATGATCTTGATAGAAAACTACAATCAACTTTTGCTAAAGATAGTATTGTCAATTGGACTAAACTGAAAATTATTCGTAAGTTTCTTCTTATGGATTCTGATTGGACACAGATGTCAGACAATCAATTAACAGATGCTCAGAAGGCACAATGGAGAACCTATCGTCAAAAGTTGAGAGATCTCCCATCCGATCATAATGGTGTTCCTGCGGTTGAAGTACCACTGCCAATTACCCCATCAAAATATGAAGAACGTGTTGCACAGGGTGATGAAGATGGTTATTTAGAAAATACAAAACAGCACTTTTATCAGCTCAATCAAACAGTATATAAGAAATACACAGAAAGAATTCTTGCTTATCTTGCAATCTCTATTTCTGTCAAGAGTATTGATGATATGCCAGTTAGTGCAGTATATGATAGCGATACTGATACAAATCTCGATGCTATCCTTGAGGCAATTGCAAACGGAGAAGTATAATGTTAGTTTCCCTGAATCCCCACAGACTATATGATCTAGTTGCTCGTATCTGTAGGAACGAGAATAAATTTGCTGTTGTTATTGATAATAGCAATTATCAAACACTAACAACCGAACAAAAGGCAACTGTGCTTGCTTATTATAAGGATCAAGATCCTGAAGATGAGGAGATTTTCAATTGGATTATTCCAGAAACCGAGATTGAAGAGATTCTTGATAATGTGGAAACTATCTATTTCTTTGATACTGAAATCACTGCTGTAGATAATTGCCACGATTGGTTCCCACAACCACAAAACTTACCAGATGCTAATCACTATATTCCAGCATATGTAGTGAAACCAGACGGTACAATACCATATACCAACGTCAATCCCAACCCACCTGCTTGACACTGATTTGACATCATGCTATGCTGAATAAGCATTGAGAGAGCTATGAAAGTCCCAACACTACCAGAACTAACTCATTATCAGCTGCAAGCGATGCTGAGGGATCATAGCATTCCCGAAAGCGAACTAATGTATCTCGGTGATCGTGTTTATCCAGATGATTATCTGGCACATCCTGAGTATCATGGACAAGTTATGCCATGGTATCTTGTAGGAGGTGAGCACGAGGTGCCAGTATGTGACATTGCATCAGTAGATCGTGTTGATGACGATGATTGTATCCCTGAAAATGATGGATGGGGTCCATCTGGACCACCACAATTAAACAATTGAGGAATTAATTCATGACTATTGAAGGACGCCCAGAATTTAAATTGTCAGATGATCACTGGCAAAAAGAATATTCAAAGCAACGTAAAGATCGTATGCAAGATGCTATCGACGATTACCTCCAAGATGATGCAGTTGATTCCAGACAAGTGTATGAGGAGATGTTATCATGTATTGATGATGTGATTGAGTATCATCAAACTGCTCTTAATCGTGCTACTGGTCTCAGATCACTCATGATGGGTCATCGTGTTGTTGATGACATTGACCCCGAACTTGCTGAAAAATGGCAACTAGATAAAATACCTTACCGCTATTGAATCATGACTGAGGAAGAATTTAAAACCGCAATCAACAATATGTTGATGATGCAAAACAATAATGATCATAATTTCCAGATCTTACAAGCACAAATTGATAATCTGCAAAAACAATTAAATGATCTGAACGATCTAAAAGAGATGTTCCGTCTTCCTAAACCAGAGAACAAGAATCGTAAAGCATTTGATGAAGTCGATTGAATTTGAACTTCTTCAACCTGTAGAATATAGAGGTACTACAGGTTATATTTCTTTCATCAGTGAAGACTATATTAGTATAGTATTCAAAGATATTCCACTGCCTGAGTCAGCAAACTCGCGGTGGGGTCGTCATTACTCTACACTCATTGTTTACCCTAGTTTTTGGCATGAAATACGCAGTTGTTTGGATGAAGAACAAAAAGAAGGGTGTTGCCCGCCAAGAAGCGATCTTTTACAATTTGGAAGACGCCGCAATGTGGGAACAACATATTAACAAAACTGAACACGCAAAGACGGACATCATCCCAATCTTTAGTGACAGTTGACAGACTGGACTAGGGGGTTGACAACCCCCTTTTTTCATGCCATACTACGTGAGTAGTCAATCAACGGGCACTGAGTCCGAGATTCTCATGAAAAACTTTTTCCAAGACATCCTCCGTCTCCCTTACAAGACCAACTCTCAAGACAATCCTCTCCATGAGCAGCAAGTTGAAGAACTGCTGATCAAGCATAACATCAAATACGAGGCACAACCTAACGGTATTCAAAACTCTCCCGACTTTCGTGTTACACTTGACAGCGGCAAGACTGTTGACATTGAGTGTAAGTCTTCTAAGCAAGCGCATCCAACTTACAACGGTGGTCTTCCTGAGAAAGGTACTGTGTATGTTTTCAGTTCTGCCAAGTATAACGAGACCACCATTTATTTTGCTGAAGATGTTGTTTCTAACCGCAAGCGTGAACTGTTTGCTTGTCTGATTGAAGAACTTCGCGCAGTTCTTGATAAGTATCAGGCAATGCCTGAGTGGCAAGATGACAACCGTGGATTTAACTTCTACATCCGCAACATGTTCACTCAGTCTGGTGGTTGGAAGCGCACTAACTATTTCAAGCATTCTGATCGTCAACTCTGTGAATCCAATGTTCTCAATTTTAGCTGGTGATTGTCAATCTGTTCTCCCCACTTACGGGGAGAACTTTTTTCATTCATGTATTACTGATCCTCCCTATGGTATGGGTATGGAACACTGGGATCATTCTGTTCCTAGTGTAGAAGTGTGGCGTGAAGTTTATAGAACTTTGCGTCCTGGAGCATTTTGTTTGGCATTTTGC